CTCATCTGGTTGATGATGTCACGCAGGAAGGGGAGACGATAAGGAGCCTGTGAAACGCCGGGGATCCACAGCGGTGGGATAACGGTGCCGGTCAGGTTTCCTGATTCGGTCATGTCGCCAACTTTGAGGTTCATCACAAATGGACGCTCAGCGTGTCCGCTCTCTTTTACCAATTTGGCAGCGGCCTTAAATTCCGAGCTGGAGAGTGCTTCCTTGATCTGGTCACCGACGGTTTTTTTGGCGTCTGCCTCAAAATCGATTTTTTTAACGGTGACGGTAATATTGTCGAGCTGTTTTTGAAAATCGGAGAACATTTCGATCGTCGGCATCTTGCCTTTAAGTTCTTCAACAATTTTCTGGACCTCTGCCATCATGCCTGCTTCCTTGGCTGCAAATGCCTCGTTAACTTGGCTGGCGAGTTTCCCTGCAAATTCTTTTTGTTCTTCAGTTGTCATAAATTAAAATTTGATTTGACTTTTGAAAATACTTAAAAAGTAATCTCCGATCGGCTCTTTCTTTTGGAGTGGTTCATCCGGCTCCTTCTGATTGAGTGTATCGACAAATTCCTTGATCATTGCAAGTTCGAATTCCAAAGCATGGAAGGTCTCGTCGGTATAATAATCATCCCTCAATGCTTTGGTCAGTTTTCCAATTCGATCCAGGAGTTCTGGCTTTGAAAGACTTTTTACACTGGTGGTTCTGGTGAATTCGTTGGCACCCCAGGTTACGGTGGATCCCTCCCAAAGTTTCAGTTCCTTTAAAATTCTCGTATTGGTTGCTCGGTCCTCCTCATATTTTTCAATCTGGAAACCGATGCTGTGTTCGTTCAGCAGTCCCTGGTCATACAGACGGAGAACGTCTCGCTGCAGGGTTGTTTGCTTTGCCTCCTCTGGGAATATGGACACAAACGCCAATCCTTCTTTATCCTCGACGAGTTCCTTTGGTTTGGCAAGGATGCTGCTGGTTTGGTGCATCCACAAATGAAAAATCCGGTTTTTACCGGATGGGCCTCTTTCCTCGATTGATTTGGCAAATGCGCCGGGGAGGATGATGTCGTCGTCAGAGTCTTTGACGCCAAAGATCGAGAAGTAACCGGCGATCGTCCTGCTTTTAACGTCGACGTCGGTGATCCTTCCTCCTCCTTTAAATTTGATTTCGTTTGCCATTGCTGTTTACATTTGTAATCTATTTTAGGTGTTTACATTTGTGGAGTTTAATGATGTAAAGTTACAATTTTTTTAAATACCAACTATTTATCAAAATTTTAGCGTATTGGCTCATAAATTACAAAGCATCCACAATTTACGACCTCTGCAGCAGGTAGGACGGGATCTCCTGGCATCTCGCATGGAATTCCTGAAACGACAAAAGGTTGGTCCATCGGAATCTGCTGGTTTTCGGTCATAGCAATGACGTGTGTGTCTCTGGTGTTCACTCCGCTGATCAGCCAACTCTTTGTCATTGACAATCCCAGGGATTCGGCTCCTCTCATGGATCCGTAATTGCTGGCTGTCAGTATTTCCGTCGCTGCAATTCGCATCGATCTCCATCTGGCAATGTCTCCGTATGTGCTGCTTATGGCCTGGCTCACTCGGCTGGTAAGTTCTGATATTCCGAATCCTTCGCTCATCCCATCTTCAAGTGCCTGGCGTATGGTTCTTTTAACGATCATTCCGGTTTCTTCGCTAATCCAGGTAATCCGGTTCCCGACTTTGGTACGAACATATCCGAGCATCTCTGCCATCCAGACGTCCTCATCTGCTTTTGTAAAAAGATCGGGGCCTCCGTTTTTGATTGTGCTCCGGGTTCTCTTTATGAAATACAAGCCTGCTTCCTGATATGCTTTAATCATAGTCAACTCGATTGGTTCCTTCCGGATCAAATTATCGATTCGCTGTTCGTAACCTGTAAAATCCTGGATTTCGAGGATGGGTTTAATTTGCTCAATAAGTGCTCTCTTAAATATCCGTTGAAATTTCCGGATAAAGACGGCTCTCTCCGCGACAATTGCTTTTCCTTTTCTCATCGGTAATCGTTGATACCTTTAAGTGGTTCGACGTCGATTGGTTGATCTGTTAACGGGATCATATTGGCAGGGATATATCGCTGGTCCATCTCCGGAAGGTCGACGGTCGGCATTCCCATGATTTCGAGCTTCTGGTTTGGCGTCAACCACCAGGCTTGGCTTAACCATTGGACGATCGATTGATTATCGGTCTGGAGGCATTCGACGTTTTTAGTTTCATAGTCGATCCATTCATTTTTATATGCGGATCGAGTAAATCTGTTAAACGCTGTGCAGAATTGCTGAACCTCCGGGATGACTGCATTTCGATAAAGATCCTTCTGTGCCTCTCGGATGTTGTTATATGTATTGGCGACGGTCGGGTCCAGGAGTATCGGTGGAACGTGGTATAAATTGCACAGTTGGTGCAGCGTTTTTTTCTGTCCTTCAAAAATACCGAGATCGACTGCTGGGATGGTGGTCGGAATAAATTTAACCTCCATTCCTGTCGCGACGATCGATCCTTCGTTTTTTGCTCCGCGTCCCTGCTTTTGTAATTGGTTCTTAATGCTTTGGCTTGCTGCAATACCTTCATCCTTTGAGTTCGCTCCGATGACCTGGAGAAATCCAGAGACTCCCCGATTATTAAATCGGCTCTGGCTGGCCTCCTGGCTGCTGTTGTTAATTTGAACGGGAGCGGATCCTGGTTTCAGTCTGCTCATCCCATAAAGTTCATTGCCATAACCAAAAGATAAATTGGTTTCCTTTATGTGGAGGACGTCCCCTGGATCTAAGCGTATGGATTGGGATCCGCTCATCTCGACCTCATATCCTTTAATTGGTTTGGCCCATCCTCCGCTGATCACTTTTGTGTATTGGCTGGGAAGGGTCCACATCTCGATAATGGGTCCGTTTGGGAATCGTCTGGGTGTCCAATTGATCCCGTTTCCGGTTGTCAGTTTGAATTTCAGGTATAACGCAAAAAACTCATCCTGGCTCTGACTTGGGTTGGGTGTGTTCATCAAATCGAAAAGAGGACCGTTCTGTACGATCTCAAAATCATCCATCGTCCCTCTTTTTACGACGATATCGACTTTGTTAAATCCGTTGACGATTAAGTCGATAACGGAGAAAAGATCCGCGTTCTTATTATGGTAATCCTCCACCAGGGATTCCATGTCGGTGTTTCCCCAGATTACGGTGTCCATGCCGATGCTGTTAAACAAAATTCTCATCAGTTGATTGTCTGGAATATTGCTTCGCATCTTTGTCCCAAAAATCGATCTTAGTAATCCCATTGTTGCTGTTTTTTTAAATTGCTGATACCCAGAATTCTTTTTTTATTGTCTCCATTAAATCCGTAATGGCCCAGACCATCGCATCGAGTCTATTCGGTGATTTCTCTCCTGGCTGTCCGGTGAAATGGACCAGCTCGTCCTCCAACTCAGGAAGGGTGCCAACTATGTGAACGAGTCCTTGCTCAAATAAACCGCTTATCGGCTCGGCTCTTACTATCTTGCCTCTGGTCGCATTTACCTGGATGATGTTCATCTCTTTGTCGACGGTTCGCAGCGTGCTCTCAACCATATCTCCTCCATAATTTCTTTCAGCGACGACTCGGTCCGCTCGCTGGCCGTAGTACGTTGCAGCGATAACTGTCGCCCATCCGTTGGGAGTATATTTTCCTGTTCTGTCGAGAAAAACATAATAATGTCCCTCCCTGCTTTTTGAAACGGCGACGATTCCGGTTTCTGCGGATTCTGTCTTGCTGGATCCGGCTGGGTCCACTCCGATGGCGGTGGTAACGATGGAGTCCGGGAGCTTGTCAACTCGGTTTTTATCCAGAATATTTTCATTCCAGAGTGCTCCCTCAATATCCTCTAAATATTCACCCATTAGAAACCTTCGGCGCTGTCTTTCAGGAAGTGCCTCAAGGGTTGCAATGTAATCGCTGCTCAAATTCTCCCTGTTACCCATTGGGTTCATTCTGAACACATCCCATTTATCTGGATCCGGTATCGCGGTTTTATTCTCCGGATTCTCTTTTTTATGGAAAACGCTGAATGTCCAATGGGATCTCGCCGGTGGGTTTTGGTCAAAATACATTTTATTGACCAGGTGCTCGCTTTTTCGACTTAACCTGGTGAGGAGAATTGTCATCAGGTAATATTCGAGCATTGAGCACTCGTTCAAATAAATGGTGTTCCATTCGGTTCCGAGGATTTTATCCACTCGCTCTTTACTGTCATATCCAAAAAGCCATATTTGGCTCCGGTTGGGAAGTTGATAGTACCAATCCTGCTGATTAAGCGTCATCGTCAATGCCGGAAAGCACATTCTCATTAGTTCTGGCATACTTTGGTGAACGATGGCTGCTTTTAGGTGTGTAAAATGTAGGCGGCCAATGCAATGCTGTGATCCTGGTTCTTTGATTGCTCGGAGGATAATATTTCTTAAAATGATCATTGTTTTACCAGATCGGGATCCTCCTTCGAGCATGATCCTGGTTGCTGGCCCGTTGAGTACATCGACGGCATTCCGCTGGTCCGCTGTTTTTTTGAATGTCACGCGTTCTGGTCCTGTGGTTCAATGGTCACGTTGATGGGTTGGGTCACGTCGATTTCCTGCCTTTCGATGTAACCTCTCCGCTTTCCTTTAGTTTTTAAATAAAAAATTGTGGATGCCGCGTTGTGTTCTTTGATCTGCTCAAAAAGTTGGCTTTCCGCAAAGTCCAGCGCGACATCTCCGATGGCCTCGACCTTGTCTCTGAATTTTGGATCTTTTTTCAGCCATTCATAAAAGGTGTCTCTGTGGATCCCAGTCATCTTGCAGGCGGTGGTCACGACTCCCAGGCATTTTTCTAATGCCTGAAGCAGAGCAATTTTCTTAGGGTGTCGGATTTTGTCGCTCATATCAAATCAGTTTTCCGTTCTTTATTACTTTGATGCCTGGGTCCAGCGCCCTCATTCGGTCGACGACGACTTGGCAATATTGCGGATCGAGTTCAATGCCAAAAACGCGACGTTTGAGTTGATGAGCAGCAATCATGGTGCTCCCTGATCTGAGAAATGGGTCGGCGACGATCCATCCTGGTTTGCTGCTGTTTTGAATCAATGGTGCCAGCAGCAAAATGGGTTTCATTGTCGGGTGTTTATCGCTTCGGCTGGGTTTATCGGCATGGATGATGCTCGTTGGTGTCTGGTCGCTGAATAGTTCCTCTACAATCGCAAGCAGTTCTTCTTTTTTAAGTTTTTTAAAATCGATCGGATTTTCTGTGACTGTGGTATTGGTCCGGTCATCGATAAAATAATGTGCAGCTCCTGGTTTCCATCCGTACAGGCAGGGTTCATGTCTCCATTGGTAATCCTGCCTGCCGAGGACCATGCAATTTTTTACCCAGATCAAGCATTGCTTCATCAAGAGTCCTGAATCTTCAAATGCTTTTCTAAAAATATATCCTTCGCTATCAGCGTGCCAAACATACCAGGCTCCTCCAGGTTTGGTAACCTCAGCCTGTGCTGTGTAAAATTTCAGGAGAAATTGGTAAAACTCCTCATCATTCTGCCGATCGTTTTCGATGGTAAGTGCGTCCTTGGTTTTCCCGATGTATGCTACATTGTAAGGTGGATCTGTCAAAACCATATCGGCTATGTGGTTTCCAAAGAGCTTATCGTAAATTGCAGGGTCTGTTGAGTCTCCGCAGATCATTCGGTGTGTGCCTATTTCAAATAAATCTCCAGGCTTGATGTCGGTTGTTATATTTGCCGGGATTGTAAATTCATCCTCGCGAGCTTCCTTTTTCTTTTCTTCCTTGAATCCTGGAATTTCAACTCCCCATTCGACGAGGTCTTTCATGTTCCATTCGTTGGCCAGGATCTCAAAGTCCCATTTTCCATTGGATACATTGTCCCGGATGGTGATTTCTTTTTCTCTTTCAATGGTCAATCCATGCAGGGTGAATGTGGGGACTTTTTCAAGGCCGAGCGCTCTGGCTGCTCGGAGTCGCTGGTTCCCTGCTATGACCACAAGTTCTCCGGTCCGGTCGCTGAGGATTAATGGTCTGGCCTCAAAATAGTCAGGGTTGTCCTCAATGCTTTTTTTTAGCCGATCAAAGTCATCCTCCTCGATGTACCTGGGATTTCTTTCCAGGAGTTTAATGTCGCTGGTCTTTGTATATTCCATTTATTTGTCGTTAAAAGAGACAATGCCATCAAAATAGGTTTTGTAAAATTCGAATATGTCATTGCCTATGGTGATGCATCCGTTCTCTGTTCTGGGGTTTGTGTTAATGTTCGCGCTGGTCTCAATTCCAAAGGCGAATTTAGGACCGATTCCTGCATATATTTTGGAGTGATTACGGAAGTATGCTATCCGTCCGCATTGATGCTTTTCAAAAACTTGTTTTAGACGCTTCCACTCGAGCCGGTATTGCCCAGGGAATATTTCGCCGAGGTAAGCGTCGAGCTTCTTTATTTTTCCTTTCTCCAGCCATTCGTCGAATTGAAGAATGTCGTCGGCAGCCATACACCAAGTTGAAAAAAGGCAATAGTCAAGGCTCTGTTGCCGAAGGATGCATTTTAAATACGAGAGGGAGTCAACATCTCCT